TTGTTTAGATGATAATTTTTTCCTTTGATCAGTGATTCTTTGGATTCCCAAGGTTTATAAGAATGCGAATAAAGACCATTATATTCAAATGCAATATTTTTTTCTGGAATATAGATATCTAATTCTTGTCCATTTAATATAGTTCTATTTGAACTTTCAATTTCAAAATCACAAATAGACTTGATGTAGTCTAACAGATCATTTTCTTCTTTGCTAACTCTTTGAATTTTTCTTGGATAAGAATTAGAAGGTCTGGTAGTTATGCTATGATAATTGATCCACCTTGATACGGTGGCTTTGGAACTGGACAATTTATCAGCAATTTGTTCACAAGTAAGTCCAGAATCATAATATTCTTGTAGTTTTTCTTTATCCTGAAGAATTGCATTTGCCAAGGTATTTCTCATTCTTCCATCAAACATATCATCTAATTTGTGGTGCTTAATCCACTTTTGTACTGGAATATGAGAAACACCAAGCTCTTTTCCGATTAATTCTATTGATTTTTGATTGGTAATTCTTTGATTATAAAGCCAATCTTTATCTTTGAGCTTTTCCAATGCTTGTTTTTCAATTGTTTTATTTTTTCTGGAGCATTCTGGGCTACAATAAGTTCGAAATCCATTGATTGGATAAGTGAGATCTAGTGCAGATGGTTTTCCGCACGAGCACTTTGGCAGAGTAAATTCTGTTATATCATTTAGAACAACATAAGATCTAATTCTAAGTGGAATTTTTTGATAATATTTGTCTAGAAAAGATGTATGTTTTATTATGGAATCTCTGATGTCATTATTCAAAGACAAAGACATAAACTCATTTTTCTCCCAATTATTTTTGATAATCTTCTTGAGTTCCATAAGTACCAACCAAACATAGAATATCTTATCATATCTATGGCAATTTGACAAGTCAACTAAATAATAGAAAAAATGGTTGGCAACGCATTCGACAATCAAATACAGAATAGGAACTTTTTATCTCCTACTCAATTCAAGTTTACAATTACAAGAGCACCAAAGGTAGCATTTTTTACCAACACCGCAAATATACCTTCATTAACACTTGGGATAGCAAATCAACCATCATACCTAAGAGACATCCCACAGCCAGGAGATAAAATAAAATTTGAAGATTTTAATCTACGATTTATGGTAGATGAAGATCTAGAAAATTACATGGAGATCCAAAATTGGATTCGTGGTTTGGGATATCCAGAATCATTAGATCAAATATATACGCTACAACGACAGGATCAAAGAGTAAAAACAAATATAAACTCCGAATTGAATCTTTATTCAGACGGAACTCTGCAGATACTAACTAGCAGCCAAAGACCAAATTTTCAAGTTAAATTTTATGATTTATTTCCATATGATCTGACCACACTATTATTTGATGCAACAGATTCTGATGCAGAATACTTTACAGCAGAGGTAAAGTTCAAGTATACTTACTATGAAATGACTGACAACAAAGGAAATTTACTCTATGAATATCAATGAAATACAGGAAATGTGGAAAGAAGATTCTTACATAGATCCAGACAATTTACACATGGAGTCCTTGAAAATTCCACAACTTCATTCAAAATATTATGAAATATTCAATAATACTTTACTCTTAAAGAAAAAAGCACTAGACGAAAAAAATAAAATAAGGCTAAAAAAATACGAATATTATACTGGAAAAGCAGATCCAGAAGAATACAAAGATGTGTATCAGAAAAAAATAAGAGACAAAGAACATCTTCAAAACTGCATGAATGCAGATGAAGATATTTCCAAGGCATCACTAAAGATAGAATATTATGATTCCATCTTAGATTTCTTGAGTGATATACTTAAGATGATACACAATAGATCATTTCAAATAAAAAATTCATTAGAGTACCAAAAATATATTTCTGGATATGGCTGATATTAAAATTATTAAGAAGAACGAAGTCTTCATCAAACTACAATGCGAACCTCATATTTTATATGAACTTCAACCACATTTTTCCTTCCAGGTAGAAAGTGCAAAATTTATGCCCCAATTCAGATCAACTGGATGGGATGGCACGATTCATTTACTTTCAGTTTCTACTGGAGAAATTTATGCCGGTCTTCTTGATAAAGTAATTGCAAAAATAAAATCTTATGGATATACTTATGAATTTGAAGAAAATAAGTATTATGGATTGCCATTTGAAATCAATGAGGAAATTTCACTAGAAGGAGTAAAAGGTTACATGGGAGCAATATGTTCTTATGAGCCTTATGACTACCAAATTAATGCTGTTTATGAATGCCTAAAATACAATAGAAAAACTATCATATCTCCAACTGCATCCGGGAAATCTTTAATCATCTATGCACTAGCAAGATACTACACAAATAAAGGACTAAAAACTTTAATTGTTTTTCCTACCACTTCTTTGATTCACCAAATGCATAAGGATTTTTATGAATATGGATGGAGTCCAGAAGAACATTGTCATATGATTTATTCTGGAAGAGAAAAAAATACTGATCTTCCTGTAACTTTGTCAACTTGGCAGGCGATCTTCAAAATGCCTAAATCATTTTTCGAAGAATTTGATTGTGTGATAGTAGACGAAGCTCATCAGGCAAAGTCCAAATCATTAATTGATATCATGAAAAAGTGCCACCATGCAAAATATAGATTTGGATTTACAGGTACATTATCAAATGGTGGAAAAGACTCTCAGACTCATGAATGGGTGATTTCTGGTTTGTTTGGTCCAACATATAAAACAATCAATACCAAGGAGATGATAGAAAAGGGAAGAGCATCTCAACTAGACATACACTGTTTAGTATTAAAACATTCTCCACAACAGTTTGAACAATATGAAGACGAGATTCAATTTCTAATATCAAATGAAAGAAGAAATAAATTCATCAAAAATTTAGCTTTAGATCTTAAAGGAAACACATTAGTATTATTTGCTAGGGTAGAAACTCATGGTCAGTTATTATATGATTTAATAAATAATGATAGCGAAAAAGATAGAAAAGTCTTTTTTGTTCATGGTGGAGTTAATGTCGAAGAAAGGGAAGCAATCAGAGAAATAACCGAAAGAGAATCTAATGCAATTATAGTAGCAAGTTATGGTGTATTCAGTACTGGAATATCAATCAAGAATTTACATAATGTAATATTTGCATCTCCGAGTAAATCAAGGATAAGAAACTTACAAAGTATTGGACGAGTACTAAGAAAAGGAAGTAATAAAGATAAGGCAGTTTTATATGATATTTCTGACGATTGCACTTACAAAAATAGAAAAAACTATACCTTAAATCATTTTATGGAAAGAATAAAAACATATAATGAAGAAGAATTTAATTATGAAATTATACCAGTAGATTTAAGTAAATGATGGAAGAAGACTTTTATGCTAGCATAAAATTTATTAATGGAGAAGAGATATTCGCTAAAGTAATTCCTTGTGAGGAACAAGAAGAATTAAAATTATTGTTATCAGATCCGATAATAATTACCGAAGTAAAAACAAGATATGGATTTGCTTATAAGGTAGAACCATGGATGAAAACGACAAAGGAAGATATGTTCATCATCAAGATGGATAATATATTGACGATGACTGAGACGACTGACTTAGAGATTATAACAGTCCATGAAAAGTTTGTCAAGCAGAAGCAAAGAGATGCATTAGAATTTGGATTGAATCATTTTGAGTTAACAAAAGAAATGGGATATGTTTCAAACATTGAAGAAGCAAAAAAGATATTAGAGAAAATATTTAAAGATAAGTAATTGTCGAAGACAAGTTCTCGAAGAGAACGATATAGAATTCTTAAGGTAGTTAATGTAGTTAACTAGTTCCCTTCGGGAACTTTCCTTCGGAAACTATCTAGATCTTTATTCTTTATTTTCTTTATTAAGGTTATTAAGGTTTATATGGTTATTAAGGACCTTAAGGACCTAAAGAATTATTAGTTACTAGAGTGATCTTCATCGGTGACAAAGCTAGTCTACAGGCATTTGGAACCCTTGTCAACCCCCCTTGACAGATTCTTTTTCTTGTGTCATAATTTCCATATATAATACTTGTAGGACTATTATGATTACAACAGCAGTAATGACAAAAAGAAAGCGTAGTGTACACTATGTCAACAATAAGGAATTCTTGGCTGCACTAGTTGAATATCGTCGTATTGTTAAGAACGCAAAAGAGAACGGACAGCCACAACCAAGAATTCCGGATTATATCGGAGAGTGTTTCTTAAAGATTGCTACTCACTTATCATTCAAACCGAATTTTGTGAATTACATGTTCAAAGATGACATGATTTCTGATGGCATAGAAAACTCGGTACAATATGTTCTTAACTTTGATCCAGAGAAATCATCTAATCCTTTTGCATATTTTACTCAGGTTATTCATTATGCATTCTTGAGGAGAATTCAAAAAGAAAAGAGACAATTAGAAATCAAAGGGAAGATTTTGGAGAGATCTGGGTTTGATGAGGTTTTTGTTGATGACAACACACTTGACAGATCCAACTATTCGGATTATAATTCCATCAAGGATTCGATCCATAGTAAGATGAGAAACTGACAAATGCTCGTTGCTATTTTAACTGACACCCATTGGTCGTCCAGAAAATCCTCTAGATTATTCCATGATTACTTTCAACTTTTTTATGAGAACATATTTTTTCCAACACTAGAAGAATACGGAATAACAACAGTTATTCACATGGGAGATGCGTTTGATAATCGCAAGAGCATCGATTTCTGGGGACTCGATTGGACTCGTAAGGTAGTAATGGATCCACTATCAAAATATGATGTTCATATGATTGTGGGTAACCATGATGCCTTCCTCAAGAATTCCAATAAGATAAATTCCCCAGGATTATTACTCAAAGAATATCCAAACATAAAAGTCTATTCAGAAACAACAGAAGTCAATATTGGAGGATTAGATATCGTTCTTGTGCCCTGGATCAATCAAGAAAATGAACAGTTGACGACTGACATCTTGACTCGTTCAAAATCCAAGATTGTGATGGGACATCTAGAGCTTAATGGATTTGAAGCTCACAAAGGACATATCATGGAAGATGGTAGAGACGCAAAGATCTTCAGTAAGTTCCAAAAAGTATTTTCTGGTCATTATCATAATAGATCTGATGATGGAACTGTTTATTATATCGGCAATCCTTATGAGATTTATTTTAATGATGTAGATGAAACAAGAGGATTTGTAATATTCGACACAGAAACATTAGAGCATTTTTATATTGATAATCCATATAAGATGCATTATAATCTGTATTATGATGATACTCCAAATCAACTATTGAACACTTCTGAGTTAGAAAATAAAATTGTAAGACTCATTGTAAGGAATAAATCAAAGGTGAAAGACTTCGAAAATTTCGTCGAAAAACTTTACCGAGCGAATGTAGCAGAATTAAAGATCATAGAAAATTATTCTTTTATTGACGAAGAACAGTTGGAAGGATCACTAGAAAGTGAAGATACATTTTCTTTACTTCAAGGATTTATAGACGAAAGTGAATCTCCATTAAATAAGAGTGTATTGAAAAACATACTTAAACAAACTTATATGGAGGCTAGTGAATTAGTCTGATGTTTTTAATAACTCTTGATGGAAAAGAAGACGAAGGAGCTTATTCTGTTTTGAATTCTGACGGAAAGAAAGTTATTTTCTTTTTCCAAGAAGAGGATGATGCAATCAGATATGCAATGATGCTAGAAGAAGACGGTATGCCAGAAACTCATGTCATAGAGTATGATGATGACATTCTGATAAAAACTTGTGAGGTAACTGGTAATTTGTATACAGTAGTTAAATCAAATGATATTGTGATTCCACCAAAAATTTATGATAACTTTTAAGACAGTACGATTTAAGAATTTTCTTTCTTTTGGAAATACTTTTACCGAGATAAAATTAGATACTCATCACAATACTTGTATTATTGGAAAAAATGCTGCGGGAAAGAGTTCTTTCATGGATGCAATCACATATGGATTGTTTAATAAGGCATATCGTCCAATAAACAAACCACAATTGATTAACTCTGTAAACGAGAAAGATTGTCTAGTTGAGATTGAATTCACTGTTGGTGATGTAGAGTGGAAAGTACGGAGAGGACAGAAGCCAGCAATATTTGAAATTTATAGAAGTGGGGAACTTCTGGATCAGAGTTCATCTGCTATAGACCAACAACGCTGGTTTGAACAAACTGTGCTGAAGATGAACTATAAGTCTTTTACTCAGGTGGTTATACTTGGTAATAGTAACTTTGTTCCTTTTATGCAATTGCCTGCGGCAAGTAGGAGAGAAGTTATCGAAGATCTTCTTGACATCAAGATATTCTCTTCTATGAATGTTGTAGTCAAAGAGAAGATAAAATCAATCAAGGACGAAGTAAAAATATTAGAAATTAAGAAGGATTCTCTTTTTGATAAAGTCAAAATGCAAACTGATTTCATCAAGAAGATAGAACAAGAAGGAACATCTCAAATAGAAGAGAGAAATGAGAAAATAAAAAAGTTAATTTCTTTTTCTTCTCTTACAGAACAAGAGAACCAAAAGTTACTCGAAGAATCGGAAAAGCTAAATGGTGATCTAGAAAAAATAGGAGAAAGCACTGGAAAACTAAAAAAACTAGGAACACTGAAGGGGAAGCTATCGCAGAAATTATCCACAATTACTGCTGATCGTAATTTCTTTCTTGATAACTCTGTCTGTCCAACTTGCACGCAACAAATAACAGAAGAACTCAAAGAAAAAAAGACAGAAGAATATAAAGATACTATAGAAGAATTAGAAACAGCATACGAAAAATTAAAAGATACAATACAAGAAGAAGAAGAAAGAGAGCAAAAATTTTCAAAGCTATCAAAAGAATTACTAGAAGTAAATCATAAGATATCTCAAAATAATCTAAAAGCAAGCCAAGCGAAAAACCAAATAAAAGATCTAGAATCAGAGATCAAAAAAATAGAAGAAAAAATCAAAAATAAAAATTTAGAACATGAGAAACTAAAATCTTTTGAATCTGATTTGCTAGATGCCAAAGAGGAATATATTGATAAAAAAGAAAAAATTCAGTATTATGAGTATATCCATTCTTTGCTAAAAGATAATGGAGTTAAGTCTAAAATTATAAGAAAATATTTGCCACTTATTAATCAAAATGTGAACAAATATCTTCAAATGATGGATTTTTATGTTAATTTTACTCTAGATCAAGAGTTTAACGAACAAATTAAAACTCCGGTTTATGAAGATTTTAGCTATAACAGTTTCTCGGAAGGCCAAAAGCAAAGGATTAATTTAGCTCTCCTGTTTTCTTGGAGAGAATTGGCAAAGATTAAAAATTCCACAAATGTCAATCTTCTAATTCTCGATGAGATATTTGATTCTTCTTTGGATTCTTCTGGTATTGATGATTTTCTAAAGATTATACGATATGTCGTGAAAGACTTTAATATATTTGTAATATCTCATAAAGATGGTATCCAAGATAAATTTGATAATGTGATAGAGTTCGAAAAAAGAGGAAATTTTTCTTTTCTGAGCAGGATGTGACGCCAGGAAATCTGTCACAAGTGCAGTCCACCAGGACTGCTTTTTTGTGTATAATTGTGGAAACAATTTCTTTTTATGGAACGAAAGCACGAAATTCATGGAAATCTAGCTCGACTTCTGGCAACAGAAAATCTAGATATTCAACATGCAGTTGTTGAGACTGCTTCATTTAATGTAGAGACTCGCACTTTAACTCTTCCTATTTGGGAAACGGCTTCGGATCTTGTTTATCAGCTACTACTAAGTCATGAGTGCGGTCACGCCATCTATACTCCTAATACCGACTGGACAGAGCTTACCAGTGTTCCTATGGATTTTCTTAATGTTACAGAAGATGTGCGCATTGAGAAGCTAATGAAGCGCCGCTATCCGGGACTCAAGAAAACTTTCTTTGGTGGATATAAAGAACTTAATGACGAAGATTTCTTTTCGATTTATGGCAAAGATGTTAATGAGTATAATCTAGCTGATAGAATTAATCTCTACTTTAAAGTTGGAAATTTCGTTTCTGTTGATTTCGACGAAAAGGAGAAAGAACTAGTACAAGAAATCGAAGAAGCGGAAACATTTCTCGATTCAATTCGTTGTGCCGAAAAGCTCTATGAATATTGCAAAGATATGGAACAACAAAAAATAATTGATTCTATTTCTTGTGAATCTTCTTCTGGAGCCCCGACATTATCTTCTGGTTCTGGTAGTCAAACATCTGGTCAATCATTCAAAGTTGATGGGAACGGTGAAAATGGAGAAGGACAAAATTCTGATGGGGATAGCACTTCAGATTCCGGTAATAATGGTCCTCAGAATTCTAAACAAGAATCAAATTCTTCGGATCAAAGACAGAAAGGAAGTGGAGATTATGATCCTACATACAACTCTGGATATATTAAGACTGCTTCTTCCCTACGCCAGGCAATCAATAAACTAAATTCGTCTTATTCTTCTGGGATTAATTATGTAACTATTCCGGATCTT